AAGGACTGCCGTGATGTACGCAAATATGAGGACTCCAAATATTTTCGCAAGACTGCTCGCACTAGCCTGAAGTTAGGCCGTATTGAATGCATGGCTTGGAATGGTGATTTGGATGACGACTGGAATCCGATTGATGATGACGGAAATCTTTACCGTGCTGGGGTTCGCATTTGTGGTGCAAAGGACTGTGTCGATTTGAACCATATTGTTTTGGATAAACCAAAGTTAGCGAGGACAAAGTGAGTAGAAGATACAAGTTTGAAGATTATGAGGCCGTTTGGCAGAACAGCGAGGCTTCGGGTAATGATCTGCTTATCTTGTTGGCTTTGGTCAAGTTTCGCCAGCCAAAGGGTATGTATGCCACAAGAGAGACACTCGCAGAGCTGCTGAAATGCAATGTTGACACTGTTGATCGCAGTTTGAAGCGTCTTAAGCAGATGGGTGAACTTTCGTGGGATAAGGGTTCAAGTGTTTCAAAGAGGGCCAACAGATACTACATTAATCTGCGTGGCTTAGATGAAAATACCCCCCGAAACTCACCCCGAAATTCACCCCGAAACTCGCAGGGAATACCCCCCGAAACTCAAGGTAAATACCCCCCGAATATCACCCCCCTAAACAGTAATGAAACAGAAGAAAACAGTATTAAGCAGAAAGTTGTTTTTAATGCGAGCTTTGGTTCGCCTTTGATGATGAAAAGTTTAGATCGCGTTGCAGGGATTTTGACCCCTTTGCAGGTTTCGGAACTGCTCACTTCGTTTGCTGATTCGTATGATTGCACCTCGGCTTACACAGATGAGGTGAGGCTTACTCGTTGGTGGGCTTGTTTGGATAAGGCTGCTTTGAAGGCCGAGAGGGAAATTTGATGAGCCAGTCGATAGATTTTGAGGAGCTCGTTGTTGGATGCCTGCTCGATTCAAGGGGGATCAGCTTCGGAACGTTGCAGCTGGTCGCAGATGACTTCGACTCCCCTTGGTTCCGTGAAGCTTATGCCGTGATGCAAGCCGTTTACGAAGAAAAGGGTTTGTTGGATGTTTGGTTGGTTTTGGAGCGTATCAGTGAACCAGTTATCCGTCAGCGTATTTTGGATGCCTTGAATATGGCGTTTGTGCCTGCTCATCTTCCGTATTATGTGTCAAAGGTTTTGGAACGAAGCGTTGACCGTCAGTTGCAGTTGCTGGCGTTGGATGCCCAAGCTGGGGGTGACGTTCAAACTCGAATCGACTTGATGCGTTCGAAGTTGGATCAGTTAAAAGTGGTTCAAGAGGTGGAGCTACCCTTTTTGGCTTGGGATTTGCAGATGATGCTTAATGACGTACTCAGCCCAAAGGCGTTGATTCGCACCTGCTTCCAAGGCCTGAACAACCTGATTGTCGGCCTAAAGCAGTCAAGGCTTTACGTGTTTGGTGCTCGACCGGGGGTGGGTAAAACCGTGGTTGGTTTGCAGTTGGCGTGGGAAATAGCTCGTGAACAGGACGTGCTGTTCTTTAGCTTGGAAATGGATAAAACCGACTTGTTGAAACGTGTTGTCGCTGGCGAGTTAGATATTGATTTAGGCTTGTTAGAAAGAGGCGAGATCACTGAGGCACAGCAGAAGGCCGTGAACCACCTGATTGGGAGGGTTCATAACCGTCTGATTGTTGCCGACAAAGGTGGCCAGACTGTAGCTCAGCTTCGCTCGTATCTGATCGCAGTTCAGGCTAAACGTAACGTGGAGGTTGTTGTGGTGGACTATTTGCAGCTAATTCAAGCAGCGAACCCAAAGGCCAGTGCCTACGAAAAGGTAAGCCAAATAAGCATCGACCTCAAGAACCTTGCCAAAGAGTTCAACGTCGCTGTGGTTGCCTTAGCCCAGCTCAACCGTAGAGTCGATAACAAACCTGACGACAAACCAAACGCCTCCGATTTGCGTGATTCAGGGCAGATTGAACAGGATGCCGACGTTATCATTATGTTGAGTCGCAAACAGTCAGAGCAAGACATCGCAAGAGATGACCTTATTGTTCGCAACAAGCACCCAGATAAATTGGCGTTCGGTGGGAAGAGTTTGCTCGTTATGGATGTTGTTAAGAATAGGCATGGGGCTGTGGGTAGCTTCGAAAGCTTCTTCGATGGGGCTAAAAGCAGACTTCGGGAGATTCTTTAATGCTTGAGGCTTATTTCATTGAGCAGATCAGTTATGAGGAAGCTATGGACATTGTTGTTGCTAATCATTATTTACATCGTAAGGCACCTTGCTCCGTGGCCTATGGTTTGTTTCATAAGAGTGATCCGTTAAATTGTTTGGGTGTTGTTGTTTATGGTGTTTCTGCTTCTAGCACTTTATTGCGAGGTATTTGTGGGGTCGGCGAAGCTGCAAATGTTTATGAACTTACTCGTCTTTGGGTTGATGATTCTGTGCCTAAGAATGGGGAGTCTTTCTTAATTGGCAACACGCTACGTTTGTTGGATAAAGAGATTGTTGTAAGTTATGCCGACAGTTCGCAAAATCATGTTGGAGTCGTTTATCAAGCTACTAATTGGATTTATACAGGTTTAAGTTCTAAGTTCAAAGATCCAAAGGTTAGGGGTTTAGAGCATCAGCATCATACAACTTATGCTCATGGCTTAAGTAATGCTCAGGTGATTGAAAAGTATGGGGTTGATAATGTTTATTTTGTTGAAAGACCTAGAAAGCATCGTTATGTCTTTTTCAATGCTTCTAAGAAGCGTAAGAAGGAGCTGTTGGCTATGCTGAGTTATAAAGTGTTACCTTATCCAAAGGCTGTGTGATGCAAGACAATCAGGTCGAGTGTTACAGGTGTGGTTTTAAGTGGGTGGTGAACGCAGAGAAACGTGGCCGTAAGGATCTCAAATGTATCAGCTGCCGTGTAAAGCCTGCCCTCACTATTCAATACGGCAAACTGCGATGCACCCCACATCAAGGTCTGCTCGATGCAAACATGAACCCCATCGACAGCAACGGTGGTTTAGTCCTCCCCGGTTTTCGATTATGCAACCATCGAGATTGTGTAAACCCTGCCCATGTCGCACCACCCCACTAAACTAATCTGACCGAGCTAACCATAGAAGAAAAGAGATACAAATGGCACAGGTAAAAGTAGAAGGCAGAGTAGTCAAAGTTTTTGGTGCAAGTAGCCAAGGCTTAGAACTGCTTGAGTCATACAAGGGACAAACAGGTGAGGACTACACACGCACTTGGACAGTTTGGTTCGCTGTAGCACACAACATCACAGCTGAAGCCAACGTAACCATCACAGGTTTGATGAGCAGCAAGATTGAAGCTTGGGTGGACGCAAACGGCCAGCCTGTAATGGATCGCTCAGGCAAACCGGGCCAGTCCATCAAGTACGCAATCAACAACGCTGTATTAGTTCAGGCCCCAAAGCCTGTTGAAACTTCTGCACCGTTCTAGACTGTATGTATGAAGCAGTGGATCGCAGGCTATGTTCTAGGTTTACTGTTAATCACTAATTCCCAATTCACCAGTCAACCCCTAGCTTTCTTAAACGGATTGGTAGGGGTTTTCTGCTGGGTGATTATCGTGGTGAATTACTATGCCAAGAGATAGCTTCAGCTTTACCGTTTTCGGTGTCGAGCCTGCCCCCCAAGGTTCGAAGAAGTATGTCGGATCCAGAAAGACAGCTGCAGGGAACGTGATCCCTATGATTGTTGAATCCAGTCCAAGGTTGCCTGCTTGGAGGAAGGCCGTATCGGAAGCCGTCATTGAGGGGATGCGAGCTTCAGGTGACTCTGGTCGCTTCGAGGGGCCTGTCAAAGTTGAAGCCGTGTTCTATCTGACTCGCAAACCCACGGTGAAACGTCTGCTGCCCACTGTTCCCCCTGACGTGGATAAGCTGGCTAGATCCTTGCTGGACGGCATCACGGCCAACGGTGAGGGCGTGTGGGGCGATGATTCGCAGGTTGTTCGCTTAGAGGTTTCCAAGGTTTATGCCGTGGGCCAAGCTGGGGTGGCTGTCACAATCACAAATTACCCCTAGTTTTGGGGGCTGTAGGCCCAGATTACGGTTTCATTACATAACGCCACGCCGACAGATAAAGTTGCTGCTTTTGCCATAAAAATGGTAAATTGGGGGTATCAGCCAAAAGGCTGGGTTCGGACAAACAGAGGAACAGAAAAATGGCAAGAATCAAAACAGGAGTTAGCAAGAAAGCTAACAGAGACAACTTGGAAGCATTAAACCTTTGCTACGCATGGAGAGACCAGTTTGGAATCGGAACGAAGATGAATGCAGAGTTCGCTTGGGTTGTAAGCAACGGCAAGTTCGGAGTGCAGCCAAAGTATTTTGGTCAGAACGTTGATCGAGCGATTGCTGATGCACACGCAGCAAGTCTTCCAACAGAGATAAACACACACACAGTTGCGTTGTACGTTTTCAAGCAGAACAGAAAGGCAGGTGCATAATGATTTTGGTGCAGACAAAGCAGCTGGGCAACGGATGGTCGCTGATCATCAATCACGGAAAACGCAAAACATTCAACCTGATGTATCGAGGCTGCAAAGCTAAGGGCCTGACCTTCTGGTCAGAAAAAGCAGTGTTCGCTTGGATCGCAGAAAACAACGTAGATCTAAATGAAAAGGCTGGTGCATAATGAGCAAGCAAAGATGCGAGCAGTTAGCAAAAAGACTCGGTGCAGAAATCCACGATTGGGACGAGATTCGACTTGAAGCACCATCAGGCAAAACTTTTAACGGTGATGTTCACGAGCAGATTTACAACTACGAGCAAGGCGATAAAGCTGGAGCGTGGAAAGACCTGCTGCAAGACTTAAGGTACTTGAATCGCATGGGTGGTTTTCCAGTGTGCCAAAAGAAGTTCGATTTCGAAGAGTGCGAATGGTGCGACAGTGAAGAAGGAGCAACCAACTAATGGAGATCATTACAACAGTGGAACTCGGCGACATGACTGCCGAGATCAGACACCACGGCAACGGCACCTACGAGCTCAGGTGGACCGAACTCGGCATGGGCTACGAAACCGAATGGTTCGCACAGCTCGAAGAAGCAATTCTAAGACTCGCAGTGTTGATCCGATGCGACCGTGTCGGTGGTGGCGTGTTTACTTTGGACACGAACGACTTCTGTAAAGCTGCTGATCAATTCCTGATCAGTAACGTCAACTAACAAAGGAGCAAGTAAATGGCAACCGAACTGCAAATTGTGAAAATGGCAAGGCTGGACATCGCAAGTGACGTGCTTAACGTTGATGATCTAATTCAGGAAGAGGAGGCAGCAGAATGATCTTTGTCAGATACCAAGACTTAGGCAACGGATGGGGAATGCAAATCAAGACAGGCAGGATCACCATTTGGAAACTTTGCTATGACAAGAAGCCGTTGCCCTTTGTTTTCTTCAGCGAGAACCAGCTGCTGGATTGGGCCGAGGCAAATGGCGTGAATTACCTCAAGGAGGTGGCTGCAGAATGACTCCCACAGAACTGTTCCTCAAAACTGTTGATGCCTACAGGGCTTGGATTGCCACAGGCATGAACTTCGCTTTGTACAGTGATCTTTACGACCGTTGGGATGAGGCCGTGTTGGCCTATTCTCGCTCAATGAATATTTCCCGTAACGAGGCAAGCCTGCACGTTACTGAAGCTATCAAAAAGGATGTGATCTGATGTTTATCTTTATTCTGCAATTGCTATTTTTCATGGCTGTGCTGTTGTTGTTTATGTTTATCTTTGGTGCCTTGATGCCAATACTTACCCACCCAATCGCCAGCATTTTGATTTGTGGCTTATTCGTATTGTTTGCGATCAGCGTGTACAAAGCGAGCCAGCGATGAGCGAGTCAATCCGTTATGAGAGTGCAGAGCGTGTAAGGGACGTTTATCGCAGGCAAGGTAAGGACAGAGAGCTGCAGCGTATTGTTCTTGTCATTGAAACTTTAGCCAATGATTACCCTCAGTCCAGCCAAGAATTCGACATATTGTTAGATGTCGTTGCACTGATCAAAGGAGACAATAATGAGTGATTCTATTCGTTATGAAAGTGCAGAGCGTGTAAGGGACTTTTACCGTCAGCAGGGTGCCAAGAAAGAACAGCAACGGATCATTGACCTGCTGCTGGATTTGAATGTGATCAGGCGTTGTGCAGCAACGAACAAGCTGGTCGCAGTTACAACTGACATGGAAAAGGTTGTTTATTTGACAGGATTTGAGAATGCCTAAAGAACCCAACGAAACTTTGGTTATGACCACCTGCCAGTGCCGTTTGAATAAGACCAACCTCGTGATGACTCGGGCCTTCTTCGAGGAACGACTTCAAGCCAAATTGGAACAAGGTGTTCGTCAGGAGCGTTGGCGTATCGTGCAAGTGCTGAAACGGTTACCGTTTTATTGGGCCAAATCCATCCAGATGATCGAGCTGAGCAAAGACGAGGTCATCGCACTTGTGGAAGGGAGAGAAGATGAGTGAGTGGAAAGATGATGACGAAGTCACAACAACCTACGGCTCAATTCAACTGGCCCGAATCCAAGCTCATGCAGCTGGAATGGAAGATGGTGTTGCCTGCGTTGTGCAGTTTCTAAAAGTACGCCAAGAAGCAGCTATTTTGAAGAAGCTTGAATCAACCGACCCTTTGAAGATCGCAGGTCATTTCGCAATCGAACACGCTTTGGATGAGATTATCCAAATCTTAGAAAAGGGTGGAAAATGACGGATCTAACTAAGTGTGAGAGTGCTTACTTTATGGCTTCGGCTATTGCAGGGTTAGCAATCATGTTGGGGATTCTGTCCTTTTGGGCAAGCACCCAACCGAACTGTTGGGATCAGTATTCCACCGAAGCACAGGCCATCGAGGTGTGTGAGCGATGAGATACTACAAGCCGTTACCGTACCCAAAGCGATTGATTGTGTCAGACTCTATTTTCTGGTGGCAAATGAATCAGGCCAGATTGCTGCAAATTCGGGCTTGGCAAGGTGAGGCCGTGAATCGGATCATGATTGAAACAGGTTTCTCAAAGCGTAAGTGCTACCGGTTGCTCGACGAGCTGGACAGCATGAACGACTTTTGGGACAGCAGAGGTAATAAACTAAACAAAACGGAAGAAGGACAAAATGACCAAACAACAGATATGGGACTTGCTGGAGATTTACCGACAAATGCAGGTCGCTAACACCATGATCGCTTACAACAACGCCTTTGAGGAGCTGCATCTCTTTATTGAAGAGAACTGCCTGAAGGTTGAAGGAGAGACCAATGTCGTGTAACTGCACCCCCTTGGTCTGTCAGTGTGTTCGTGCGAACGCTGTAAACATTTTTAGTAAGGACTATAAGGCAGGGCTACAGCGTGGCCAGATAACTGAAGCTCAAAGAACTAGAGATGCCCTTGTTGAACTTGAAAGAGCAGAAGTTATTAGCAACGCTCAGATGCAGGCTATCTTCGACCTGATCCTTGAAAAGCTCACTGATGCCGTGGACATTGACTGATGCTGGAGTTTATTGCTGTGATGTTGATCATCATTGTTCTTGGCATAATCTTGCTTATGCTGACCAGCATTTTTATGGCCTACGTCACCCAAAGCACCTACACGGACGAAGGGTATGACGACCATGATGACTAGAGCGATTGAGGAAGCCGTCGAGCTGTTGCGTGACCCTAATCTGGTTTGGTCGGCCGACTTGGAAGACATCAAACTGACTTTAGCTGACCTGCTTTTGGCAGCAGCTGCCCAAGGTGACTTTATGCAAGCTCTGGCACACAACTTGGCCATTCGTTTTATCAGCCAAGCCCCTCCCACAGCGACCTACCAGATGGGTTTGGAGACACGCTAAATGCTTGAAGATTTGAAGATACCTGTAAAACTCACGCCCTGCCGTGTTCGCACCGTCAAAGACGAGTTGAGCGAAAAGGACGCAGTTATCTTTGAAGAAGCCGTTATGAACCCTGATTGGTTCTGTAAAACCTTAAGCAACGAGCTCTTAAAACGTGACATCAAAATCAGCGACACTGCGATCAAACATCACAGAGAGAAGCGTTGCTCATGCTGGAAGATCTAGTAACTCCTGCACCTAAAGTTCAAGCCCCTGAAGGTTGGAGTCCGTCTGTCGTATTTGACGGTGACGGTGGCGAGGCGACACTGCCAAGCGTAGAAGGCGATAACCCTGCAGACATAGATGGCTTCCTGCGTGATGCAGGTATTGACCCTGAGCAGATTGAGATTGTAGGCGAACCAAGAATTAGCAGGTGGCAGGTTGCCAGACCTTTCCCCCTTGAACCTGCATGGCACACTGCAGTCAAGGTTCGCTGGAGGCGAAAGAACTCAACTATAGATCTACCCCTGTTGTATTCATTGGCAAAGAAAACCAAACCAACTGCTTCGAAGATTGGCCTTGCCGACACGGCTTTGGTCGTGTTGTGGAGCGACCTGCAGGTTGGGAAAGTGGATCACCGTGGAGGTGTTGAGGCCCTGATCGCTCGTGTGGCTGAAACTCAAAAGAGGCTCCTGCAGCTTGCCAAAAGAACCAAACCTGAACGCATAATCTTCTGTGACGTTGGCGACTCCATCGAGGGTTTCCAAAATGTCGCTGACCTACACCAGCTCGCAACGAACGACTTGAGCCTGATGCAACAGGTGGACTTGGCCACTTCGTTAGCTTGGGAAACGTTGAAAAGTTTGGCAAAGTTCGCTCCCATCACTTATTTAAGCGTAGGTTCAAATCACTGTCAGTTTCGGATCAGCAAACAGCGTGTAGGGTCTGCAACTGATGATTGGGGCATTCACATTGGCAGAACCTTGGCAAGGTTAAGCAAAGAGGTGGGGCTTGACATAACTTTTCACGAACCTGCAAAGTCGGACGAGTCTTTGGCCTACGATGTTTTCGGAGACGGCTATCACGTTTTAGGTATGGTTCACGGCCATCAGGCAAATCGCCCCGAAGGAATCCCTGATTGGTGGAGGAAGCAGTCATTTGGCAAACAGTCCGTCACAGCTGCGACCGTCCTAGTATCTGGCCACTTCCACCACCTCCGTGTTCAGGAGCTCGGATCAACAAACCGAGGCACTTCACGTTTCTGGGTTCAAGCTGCAACCCTCGATAACGGAAGTAACTGGTGGCGTTTGAACAGTGGTGAAGATAGCACCCCCGGTTTGGTTTGTTTTGCCTTGCACCGTGAGCAAGACTTTACTGGTACAGTGCATAAGTTGTAGGGGCTGGAATGGTTTCGACAGTCTGTAAAGCCACAAGTGGAAGCAGATTGGACTGGAGTTCGAATCTCCACAGCTCCACAAAAGAAAGGGCAATCAATGTCAAAAATAAATGAGTCATGGTTTACAAGTAACGCAGACGACTGGGGGACACCTCAAAAGCTATTCGATGATCTAAATAAAGAGTTTGGTTTCACTGTTGATGTTTGTGCCAACAAACAAAACTATAAACTTGAAAACTATTTTGATATTGAAAAGAATGGCTTAGAACAGGTTTGGGATGGTGTTGTGTGGTGCAATCCCCCATATGGTCGAACAATCAAGCTGTGGATGGCTAAAGCGTTAGAAGCGTGGGGGGGGGGTGCGACCGTGGTTTGTTTAGTTCCTGCTAGGACAGACACTATTTGGTGGCACGATTACGCTGCCAAAGCCACTGAAATTAGATTTATCAAGGGCAGATTGAAGTATGAACAGAACAGAATTGCTGGCACTTCTGCACCATTTCCATCAGCAATCGTTATTTTTAGACAAGAAAACAAATAATGCCTACATACAAGTATCACTGCGTTGACTGCAGTGAATCAAAGATTATGATTTTTGAGATAAACGCAGAACACACAATCCCCCTATGCCCAAAGTGTGAAAAGCCAATGGTTAGACTATTTGGATTACAAACCATTCGCTTCATTGGTAGTGGATGGGGTAAGGATCCCAAATGAGTGCCAAACTGTTAGTCCTTTTAGCCACGCTCGTAAGCGTGAATGTTTCCCCACAGGTAGTCGCCCCTGATCCAGTGACAACCCCAGCTAATCAGATTGTGGCCCCCCAATCTCTCAGGGCTCTCGCTTTGCTAAATGCGAAAGAAGTCCGACAGCAAGCCAAACGTGACAAACTCAAGCGTGTTGTGCAGCACTTGACGACTCGAGTTCACAAAACTTCCTACGTCTTTTCAGGCAGCACCCTGTCAGGTTGGGATTGCTCTGGCATGGTTCGATACGCGTACAAACGTATGGGAATCGTACTGCCACACAGTGCCAACAAGCAGGGCCACGTAGGCCAAAGAGTAAGCGATCCCAAAGTTGGCGACATCGTAGTCTTTGCCCACCAAGGTTCTACAAGCTTCTATCATTCAGCAATCTATGTCGGCCAAGGCCTTATCGTAAACGCCAACCAACTGTATAAGACGACCGTAATCCAGCCCTTAAGCGACTTCAAAAACTCCCAAATCAGGTTCGTTCGGGTTATCCAATGATCCGTGAAGTGTGCTCCTGTGGGGCAGAATTTGAGACAGACGACCGAGATGCAGTCGCTTTGGTTCGCAACTGGAGGAAGACCCACAAGCACTCAGAAAAGCCACACACGGCCGACACAAGCGTCATACAAGTGCAGGGCGATAACACTGTGGCACTCGGCTTTCAAGCCCTGTACGACCAATACAACGACCCATTGGACGAATAATGAGCCGATTCCCTAAGCCCTGCCTAGCCTGTGGAGTCCTAACCACAGGAGCCAGCTACTGCTCCACCCATCAATCCGTAGTCGACGAGAAAGAACGTCTTCGCCAAGCCAATCGGAAAAGGGGGAGGACTCTATACAGCTCAGCCCACTACAGAAAGGTCAGGGCCTACCTCAAGGCCACAGCGACCCACTGCCACCTCTGCAAGCAGGCGTTCACCAACCGAAACGACATCACAGCCGACCACCTGATCGCAGGCGACCCCTACTCCCCCCTTGCCCCAGCTCATTCCCTCTGCAACTCAAGGCGAGGCAACAGGCCACTGGCCTAACCAATCGCAAACCCATCCAAGCCAACTGATCCATACGCCTTGGGGGTTTTGCAGGGGGGTACCCAATTTTCTTTTAGAGTTTAGGTTTTTCACCCCGTG